ATCATGAGAATCGCACAGAGAGCAGATAATCAAAAAATCATTAAGGATATCATGGGTCTCAGAGCTAGAGGTGGTCCGGGTGAAGATACAATTAAATTAAGAGCCAGACTTACACCTTTGCATAGAGAGATAGATTTACTGATTAATAGATATATTAAGATAGCTGAAATGAAATATCTTAAAGATAAACCACTCATCCAACAGGCTATTATTAACGCCCAATTAGCTAAGGAAAGAATGAAACAAGGCAACATCGAAGGTGCAGAACAACTGCAAAAGAGAGATGCCGAAATCAAACAATTAATCAAACACGGCGGTAACTAAATATGAGTGCTGTTACACAAAATGACTACACGCAGCAGAACAATACTACTGTTCTGTACAACTTTACATTCCCATATCTTAAGGCATCAGACGTAAAAGTTAGTCTAGATGCGGTTGATACAACAGCTTTTACATTAGCTAATGCAACCACAATACAATTAAATAGTGTTCCACCAGTTGGAACTAAAATCAAAATATTCAGAGAAACTAGCGTTGACAATCTAACAGCAACATTTTATGCAGGCTCCGCAATTAAGTCTGAAGATCTAAACGATAACTTTACTCAGAACTTATATGTAACACAGGAAGTTAACGGTCGTTATATTAGTGCTCTTGGTGGTACTATGACCGGTAACTTTAACTTAGGTGAAGATGCTGACATTACATTTGAAGGTGCTACTGATAATGCTAATGAAACAACAATTACAGTAGCTGATCCTACAGCAGATCGAACTATTACGTTTCCTGATACAACAGGTACAGTTATAACAACTGGTGATACTGGAACCGTCACAGGCACTATGCTTGCTGACGGAACAGTGACCTCTACAGATATTGCTGATGACACTATAGTAAATGCTGACATCAATGCGTCAGCAGCTATAGCCGGTACAAAAGTAAGTCCTGATTTTGGTAGTCAGAATATAGCTACAACTGGTACTATTAATAACTTAACTACAACAGAATTAGCTATCTTAGATGGTGCTACTGTAACTACAGACGAGCTAAACAAGCTTGACGGGGTAACTGCTACAACAGCAGAATTAAATATTGTAGACGGTGTTACAGCCTCTACAGCAGAAATAAACAAACTTGATGGCGTAACTGCAACTACAACTGAATTAAATTTATTAGATGGTGTTACAGCTACTACAACTGAACTAAACTTACTAGATGGTGTTACAGCTACAACAGCAGAAATTAATCATGTTGATGGTGTTACTGGTAATATACAAACACAACTAGACGCTAAACAACCATTAGATTCTGAGCTTACAACTCTATCTGGTATGCAGTCTGGTACAGCATCTAAACTTGCTGACAGTACAGCTCTTACATCTGACATAGCCGATCTTAACCAGATTGACGGATTGACTAAACAAACTACCATATCTGACACAGATGCCAGTTTTCCAACATCCGGAGCTGTAGTAGACTATGTTACAGATAGAATAGATGAGATAGGTGGTTTTGAAGCAATAACAAACGAAACACAGTTTCCTAACACACAACCTGTTGCCGGAGTTGCGATAAGTATTGCAGACGCTGGAGGCATTGTTGTAAATAGTAGTGGTACAAGTACATCAGGTACGACTGTAGGTGGTACGACTGTAACAATTAACGGTATAGCTTCTAACTTTAATAGTTCTACTGTAGCTAATGGTATACGTTTTATTGTAACATCTACAGGTAGTGGACATGTATACAACTATCACAAAGCTACACTAAAAGAAGATGACCTTGTAACTCTTAGTGGAGATATAAATGACTTCTCAGAAAGATACAGAGTTGGTAGCTCGAACCCTTCAACTTCTCTTGATAGTGGTGATTTATTCTTTAATACTGGCACAGGTAAACTTCTTGTATATAATGGAACTAACTCAGCGTGGGAAGAAGCTCAGTCTGTAGGTAACTTTTTTATCTCTACACTTAGCCCTGCTTTTGATGGTACTACACAGAACTTTACACTAACCAATGCACCAACTAATGTACAACAGATAATACTAAGTATCAATGGTGTCGTACAAAAACCTAATGCTGGTACATCAACACCGTCAGAAGGTTTTGCATTAGATGGTAGTACAGTTAAACTCTCAGCAGCTCCAGCAGCTGGTGACAGTTACTTTGCTATTGTTATGGGTAGTACTGTAAACATTGGTACACCAAGTGACAACACAGTCGATACAGATATACTACAAAACTTATCCGTGTCAACTGCTAAGATACAAAACCTTGCAGTTACTACAGGTAAAATAGCTGACCAAGCTGTAGATTTATCTAAGCTACCACATGGTACAAGCTCTACTGATGGTAAGTTTTTACGTGCTAACAATGGTGCTGATCCTACATTTGAAACTGTAGATCTAGCAAACTTAAGTGCAAGTAACTTAACATCTGGAACAATACCTGATGCAAGATTCCCTGCGACTTTACCAGCCGCAAGTGCAGCTAATTTAACAAGTATACCATCTGCTAATTTAACAGGTGCATTACCAGCTTTAGATGGCTCTGCATTAACAGGTGTATCTTCTCCAGAAGTATATGGTTTCAATACTAATTCAAGCGGAAACTTGATAGTCACTACTACAAACGGTGGTGCAGATAATATCTCAGGCACAGCTTTTGATGCTTTTGAGGATGTTATTTTCGCAGCTACAGGATTTACATTTTCTGTAAATGCAAACGGTAAACTAATCGCAACAATTTAAAATGGCAACAATAGATTTAGGAAAAATCAAACAGGTCTGGCGAGGTACTTACAATAACTCAACTGCTTATACAGTTGACGACCTAGTTGAGTACACAGACTCTGGAATAACATCTACGTATATATGCGTAGCAAACTCAACAGGTAACGCACCTTCAAGTAGTGGTACAGCACACGCAAGTTGGAACTATATAGCAAAAGGTGTAGTAGACCCTATACCAACTCAATCTGGAAATGCTGGTAAGTTTTTAAAAACAGATGGTTCATCATTATCATTTGATTCAGCTGGTGGTTGGGTAAAAACAGCTGGTGGAACTGGCCCAAGTTCATCAGTTACACAAATAGCTCTCGATAATATATTTTCTGCTGATTATAAATTTTATAAAGTATTCATTCAGTGGACTCAGGATGATTGGGCAAAAATAAGATTTATAGATACTGCTGGTAATGATTTAACATCTGGTTCTTATACATGGGTTGCAGTGGCTGTTCACGAAAATACTGATGGTGGGCCTGATCGTATAGGTTATAATGGCGTAACTTATGTTCCTGGAAATTTTTGGAACGCTACTGACGGCTCATTCTGCTTGCTAGAGTTAACATTTGTTGACCCTTATGCTTCAGGTTCACATCCAGGTTTAAGCACTTTGGCTCATGTTAATGAGAATGGTCAATTACATAGTCAGCATGGTGCTGGTTTTTGGAACGCCGCAATAGGTATTAGAGGTTTTAAATTTTCTGGTGATGCTGGTGATAGTATACAATCTGGTAATTTTCAATACGTAGTTTTAGGAGCAAAAATTTAATGAAAAAAGCAACATTACAAACTGACGGAAGTTGGAAGATTGAAGAGCTTACGTCACAAGAAGTAACTGACCACAACGCTATGGTAGAACATGGTAAAGCGGTGCGAACAGAACTAAAAACAGCAGCTGAAAAGAAAGCAACTGACGCTGCTGCCGGTAAAGCAAAATTAAAAGAGCTTGGTCTTACAGACGATCAAATTGCAGCACTTATAAAATAGGAGATAAATGACACTTACACAAATTAGCTCACGAGGTGTAGAAGATACACTTCGTTGGTCTCTTGGTGCTAGTGGTACGAATCATTATACGTTTACTGGTCCCGGTTTGACTGGGACAGTAAATGATCCTACTATCTATTTATCTCGAGGTCAGACATATATTTTTGAAAATAACAATAGTAGTGGTGCACACCCATTTCAGATACAAAGTGTAGCTGGATCTGGTGGTGCGGCATATAGTACTGGAGTTACAAACAATGGTGGAGCTGGTGGTACAGAAATAAAGATTACTGTAGCTCACGATGCACCAGATAATTTGTACTACCAATGTACATCTCACGCTAACATGGGTGGTACAATATATATTACAGGAGCGGTAGCTGACGGTAGTATAACAGAAGATAAACTTGCAGATGATGCAGTTACCTCAGATAAAATAGCAGCTAATCCAGTTCTTACTGGTACAAGTGGTATAAAAGTTCCAGTTGGAAATACCTCAGAAAGAGTTAATACTCAAGGTATGGTTCGATTTAATAGTTCAACAGGATTGTTAGAATATTATGATGGAACTACATATAAAGGTCTTGACATTGGTCCAACCGTGTCAAGTGTAAACACAAATAATTTTGAAAGTTCAGCTTTACCAGCTAACATTGTTATTACTGGATCTAATTTTAGCTCTTCTGTTACTGTAAAATTTACTGGAGTTAATGGAGCAGACATTTCATCTCCTTCAGTTACAAGAGATAGTGCTACACAAATAACAGCACAAGTACCAAATACAGTTACAAGTGTTAATGAACCTTATAACATTGAAGTCACGAATATTTCGACAGGTTTTTCTGGTATTTTAGAAAACGCTTTTAACATAGATGCTGCACCTGTATTCGGTGTTGCTTCTGGTTCTTTAGGTACTTTATCTAGTTTAGGTTCTTCATCAAGTCTTACAACAGTTACAGCTACAGATGATGAAGGAGATACTGTTACATTTTCTGTTACAGCTGGTTCTTTACCCAGTGGTATAACACTTAATTCTAATGGTACTTTTTCTGGTACTGCTACTGCTATTGGCTCAACCACTACTTCAACATTTTCAATAACTGCAAGTGATGGAACAAATACTTCAGTAAGACAATACACTATAACAGTTAACCCTGTTTACGTTCAGTTATCTGGTTCTGGTACTTGGTCTGTCCCATCAGGATTAAACTCAGCCGAAATATTATTAGTAGGTGGTGGTGCTTCTGGTTCTCGTTCACCTAACGTATCTGGTGGTGGCGGAGGAGGAGGAGGTATACTTCACAACTCAAACCATACATTCTCTTCAACAGAAAAATCTAATGGTATTGCTTACGTTGTAGGTGATGGAGGTGACGGAGTTGGTATATCACCTTACGCTAATGATGGTGGTTATCATAATGGTGGAGATACTACTTTTGCACTTTCTACTGGAACTTTGACTGCCAAAGGCGGTGGTGGTGGAGCTGGATATGGTGGGCACTCACCTCATTTATCTGGATTTAGTCAGGCTTACTATGGTGCATCACAAGGTGGATCTGGTGGTGGAGGTGCTTTTACTTCTTACAGTGGTGCTTCATCTAACCAAGGAACATTTTCTGGTTGGACAGCTTACGGAAACGCTGGTGGTGATGGACATTCCGATTATACTGGCGGCGGCGGCGGTGGAGCTGGTGCTGCTGGTTCTGATGCTGGTGGTTCTAATAATGGCGGTGCCGGTGGTGCTGGACAGTTATTCTCTAGTTTTACAGCTTACGGCGAAAACGGCTACTTTGGTGGCGGTGGAGGCGGTGGTTCTCAAAACGATACCGAAGCACAAGGTGGCATCGGTGGAGGAGGTAATGGTGGATATGGAACTGGTACAACACCAAGAAGCGGTGGCGATGCAATTGATGGTACTGGCGGCGGTGGCGGCGGTGTCAGAAATATTGGCTACAGTACCTACACCTATAAGTCTGGTGATGGCGGAAACGGAACTATTTTAATTAAATACTAAATGGAAATACCCAGCATAGTAATACCACCTGTAAAAGATATAGAAACAATATCTATACCATTACCTACTGCTGACGTACCTAGTTATGTACCCTTGGTTGTACCTCCTAGTGATTTACA